ATTCTGAACCTTTTGCTAGAGGTTACACAAAATACATAGCGGTTTCTAGCGCGGGTTCAACGGCGCTTGAAATAAATGCGGCTTCTGGAAGTACAGCGTATTTGGATTTAGGGGCCAATGGCGTTCGTGGTTTATCTTTTGAATCAGATGGCACTAATAATTCTATTAGCGCAATTGGTGCAAAAGCATTAGCCTTTAATACAAACTCCACAGAACGCGCCCGTATTTCCTCCGATGGCACATTCCGCGTAAAGGGTGCAGGAACTGCTGGCAGCACGGACGCTTTCCAAGTGGCGGGGGCAGCGCCAGCGGATGCAGCCCGTATTGACTCCAGCGGGAATTTGCTGGTGGGGCTTACAAGTGGTGCGTACCATATTTTTTCCAAAAATAATTCTGGCAATTACATGGGGAAATTTGAGAACACAGCCTCAAGTGACCCTTATGGACTTGTTTTAAGTTACCCAAATAATACGCCAAATAGCACAGCAAACGAATTTTTATACTGTGCAGACAGTACAGGTTTAAAAGCATCAATTCGTTCTAATGGTGGTATTGCTAACTATTCTGCCAACGATGTAAACCTTTCAGACCGCAGAGAGAAAACAAACTTTGCCCCTGCTGGTTCTTATCTTGATAAGATTTGTGCAATACCCGTTCAGACCTTTAATTACATTGACCAGAACCTTAATCGAGATAGTGGTTTGACATTGGGTGTTGTGTCTCAAGACGTTCAAGCTGTTGCGCCTGAGTTGGTGATGGAAGGCAACTGGGGCAGCAAAGACGACCCCAAGATGCGCTTGTCAATCTACCAGACCGATCTGCAATACGCGCTGATGAAGTGCATCCAAGAACAGCAAACCCTCATCACCGCTTTGACCGCCCGCATCACCGCCCTCGAATCCTCAACCCTCCAATAAGGAAATCACCATGACGACAATAATTTGGTCCATAGAATGGCTACAGACCACTCCCACCACCGCAACCCCTCCTGAAGTCGTCCTGACCGCAGGCTGGCGCTGTTCTGGCGTTGACGGGCTGTACTCAGGCACTGTGTACTCCACATGCTCTTTCCCGCTGCCAGCAGAAGGCGGCACGTTCACGCCATACGCCGATCTGACGCAAGATCAGGTCTTGGGCTGGTGCTGGGCCAACGGCGTCAACAAAGACGCTACAGAGGCCGCTGTGCAGGCTCAGATCGACAACCAGCGGAATCCACCCACGATCCAGCCGCCTTTGCCTTGGGCTGCGTAAGGCTCTAGCTTATGGCAAACATTGACGCTACTGACGCGCGGCTACAGACGCACGAGGAAATCTGTGCGCTGAGATACGAGGCCATCCAGAAGTCCTTTGAGTCAGGCAGCAAGCGCATGAGCCGCATTGAATACATCCTCTATGCGCTCATTGCCGTCACGCTGCTTGGCCCAGGCTTTGCTGCTGAGATGGTCAAAAAACTGTTGGGGCTGTAAATGGCTGAAGAATCCCCCAAGCACGCGCTGATTGAAAAGGTGGCGTTTGCCATCCTGCCGATCTTGTTCACCTGCGTGGTGTACTTGATGAATTCGCTTTCCCACCTGTCCCACGAAGTCACGGTGCTGAACAACAAGATCAGTCTGGTGGTCACCAGCGACAACAAGCAGGCCACTAACACTGGCGCGGAGTTGGCGCGTGAAAAACTGCGGCAAGACTTGGAAAAAGAAATCCAAAAGAACCGTGATGACATCATGCACAACCGGCAAGACATTGCTGTCATCTACGAAAAAATAAAGGTCAAGTAATGATTGACCCGATCACCGCCCTTGCCGCCATTTCGTCGGCAGTCCAACTTGTCAAGAAGGTCTCAAAGACCATTGACGATGTGACCTCGCTCGGGCCGGTGTTGGGTAAGTACTTTGCGGCCAAAGAGCAAGCCATTGAGGTGGTCAAGCGCTCGCAAAAAGGTGAGTTCAAGGGCAGCGCACTGGGCAAAGCGCTGGAGCTTGAGATGGCGCTGGAGCAGGCCAAGGATTTTGAAAAACAGGTGCAGATGCTGTTTTTTCAAGCCAACAAGATGGATGTCTGGCAGCGCATCACGGCCAGAGCCAAGCAGATGGAAATTGACGCGGCGCATGATGCGCGGCGCAAGAAGGAAGCCCTGAAGGACAAGCAGGCCAAGGACGAAGAGATTTTGTGGATTGCGCTTGGCGTGTTTGCCTGCTCCTTCATCATCACACTCACCGTGTTCCTCATCATAGAGTTTGGCGAAAAATGACCCCAGAACTGCAAAAATACTACGAAGACCGCTTTGATATGTTCATCCACCCTGGCTGGACTGCCATGATGGAGGACGTTGACAACATGTTGTCAGCTATGAACAATGTGTCAACTATTGCGGATGAAAAAAGCCTACAATTTCGCAAAGGCGAGATTTCCATCCTTGTCTGGCTAAAAACTTTGAAAAAGGTCAGCCAAGACGCGTATGAGGACTTGAGCGATGAAACGAATTTATGAATTTGCCTGCGTATGCGGGCAGCGCACTGAGACTTTGACCGCTTATGAGACGGCCACGGTGCAGTGTGGATGCGGCGGCGCTGCTGGCCGTGTCATAAGCGCCCCAAAGTTTAACTTGGAAGGTTGGTCTGGCCACTTTCCGTCTGCTCACGGACGGTTTGAACACAGACACACTGAAAAGTTGAACGCGGAACGCAAAGCCAACTCATAAGCCAGCAGGCCGAGTTGAATCTCCTATAACCGTTTTGGCAGGAAAAATTATGTTAGTTGACCAAGAGCAAGAGCCGCTAGGTGAGATTGAAATCGAAGAAGCAAAGTCTGGGCTTCCTGACAAGTACAGGGACAAAAGCCTAGAGGAAGTTGTACGGATGCACCAAGAGGCTGAAAAGCTGATCGGTAAGCAAGCCCAAGAAGTGGGCGAAGTCCGTAAACTGGCTGACGAACTCATCAAGCAAAACCTCAGTTCTAAGCAACCGCAACAGGAAGAACCTGAAGTAGATTTTTTTGAGAACCCTCAAAAGGCAGTTCAGGCGACGATTGATAGGCATCCAGACGTTCTCGCTGCCCGACAGGCTGGCGTGGACTTCAAGCGGATGCAGGTTCAGCAAAAGTTGACGAAGGAACACCCTGACTACTCCCAAGTTGTCGGTGATCCAGAGTTCCAGAATTGGGTGAAAGGTTCATCCGTTCGTCTGGGACTCTACGCGAAAGCTGATGCTGAGTTTGACTATGAGTCGGCCAATGAGTTGTTGTCCACCTTCAAGCAAATTCGCGGCGTTCAGGCTACGAAGGCAGAGCAAACCAGCACTGCCACACGGGCCAAGAACATGAAAGCCGCGCAAGTTGACATCGGTGGATCTGGTGAGAGTTCAAAAAGAGTCTATCGTCGGGCCGACCTCATTCGGCTAAAAATGACAGACCCGTCTAGGTACGAATCCCTGAGTGACGAGATCATGCAGGCGTATCAAGAAGGGCGAGTTCGGTAATCACTTTTTTGGAGATTTAACATGGCAAACACTGCTTTTTCCCCCACCAATTCCGTAACCGTCACTTCCGCAGCAAACTTCATCCCAGAAATCTGGAGTGACGAGATTGTTGCAGCCTACAAGAAGAACCTCGTCCTGGCCAATGTGGTCAAGAAGATGTCTTTCCGTGGCAAGAAGGGCGACACCATCAACATCCCTTCGCCAGCTCGCGGCAACGCTTCGCTGAAGGCCGCTACTGATGCCGTGACTCTGATTGCAGAGAGCGACACCCAGATTCAGGTGCTGATCAACAAGCACTATGAGTACAGCCGCTTGATCGAAGACATTGTTGAAGTGCAGTCGTTGACCTCGCTGCGTTCTTTCTACACGGAAGACGCGGGCTATGCCTTGGCAAAGCGCATCGACACTGACTTGGTTCAACTGGGCCGCGCTTTTAACGGCGCTACCGTTGGCACCAACGACTACGCTACCAGCAACACCACCACCAAGGCGTTTGTTGGCTCGGACGGCACGACTGCTTACAACAGCACTAGCTCCAACGCTGCTGCCCTGACTGACGCTGCTATTCGCCGCACCATCCAGCGCCTGGACGACAACGACATCCCTATGGATGGCCGTTTCTTCCTGATCCCACCCTCAAGCCGTAATACGCTGATGGGTCTGGCCCGTTACACCGAGCAAGCGTTCATCGGCAACGGTGATGCTATCCGCAACGGTGAAATCGGCCAGCTGTACGGTATCGCTGTGTTTGCTTCGTCTAATGCCGACACCGCAGCGGG